ATGGCGGTCGCCGCTTTGACTTTGACACCGGCACAAGGGTGGCAGTTACTCGGAAGCATGAACCTTCCCTCTGCTGTTCAAGCGCACAGCGGCCCTGCCCTGATCGCCTTTGGAACAACGCCGCCAACGGGCTTGGATGGCATTACGCTAGCGCCCGAGGGTCCGGCGCTTCTCATCAATACCGGAAGCGGCAATCTTTACGCTAGGTGCCTAGCCGGACAGACGCGCGTTGTTTTTACCAATAGCGCTTAGGCCCGTTTTGCTGCCAGGCAGCTATGGCCGGCCATCACTTACGCAGTGCAGAAATTTCGCTGCACACGGAAATTATTGGAAATTTTGGGAGCCGATGAGCTACATCAATGGCGTGAATTTGCTGCCCTCTACGGGCGAGTTCACCTATGGCACAGCGGCGCGCCAAGGCCAGCGCATCACCGAATCGTCGGTAAAGGGCGTGAACTATTATTTCAACGGTTCCCCCTCGAGTAGAACCGATTATTCCGTTTCGATCGATCAGCTGCAAGCGGCCTTCCCAGCTTGTAAGACGGTCGCCCTGGTCTGCTCCTGGTTTTGTAATTCGACCAATATTTCAGCCTGTCAGATTTATCCTTCGACCACCTACATTGGCGGCTCATTTCAGAAATGGACTGGCTCAGGCTGGGTTGCCGAAAACTGGCAATGCTCTTCGCTCACACAATTTTCGGCTGGCCTCATTCCTATCTCAACGGATGCTTACGGCTCCTTTACCTACGGCGGAACGCCATCGGATCAATCGCTCGTCGAGTGCGTTCAGGATTTGAAGGCGCGCGGGCTGCGGGTCGTGTTTTATCCTTTCATCCTTATGGATGCCCCAAGTAAGCCTTGGCGCGGGAGGATCACTTATAACGGAGTAGATGTTTCAAGCGCCGCCGCGGCCGCCGTTCATGCCTTTCTAGGTCCCGCCGCGGCCTCACAGTTTACGCGCGACTACGGCAACAAAACCGTGCACTATTCCGGCCCGGCAACGGACTGGACCTACCGGAGGATGATTCTCCACTATGCGAATCTTTGTGTCGTTGCTGGCGGTGTCGATCTATTTCTCCTTGGCTCTGAGCTTCGCGGCTTGGAGGCGATTCGTGGTCCTGCCTGGAGTATGGCTGGAGCAACGGATGGTTCGGGCAACGCAGTCTGGGATTATCCGTTCGTCCAAGGCCTGATTGAGCTCTCGGACGATGTGCGCAGCACCTTCGATGGCGCCGGGCTCACTAAGGATACGATCAATTTCCATAACCTCATCTCCTATTCAGCCGACTGGTCGGACTGGATGGGCTATCAACACACCGCCTCGACTCCGCCCGCGCAGGGGCAATGGCCGCATCTTGACCAGCTTTGGGCTCACCATAACATCGACCTTGTTTGCCTTGACAACTACATGCCCATCTCCGATTGGACTACGGGAACGGGCGGGGTCGACGTTCTGAATTGGAGCGCGCAAGCGCCGGCCGGCTCTTGGCCTCCTTCGAGCTCCGCAATGAACGGACTCGGGCTTTCGGGCACACCGACGATTTATTCGAAGGATTACCTCAAGGCCAATATCGAGGGCGGCGAGAAGTTTTATTGGTGGTATTCCGATTCGAACAATTTGGGGCGCGGGTTTGACCCCAACGGGACGGATTTGCAGGTTTCGCTCCCTGGGGGCGACCGGCTCGTCCAGTCACGCCAGCCTTTTTACTCAGGCCAGCAGATCCTCGCCAATAAGCAAATCCGCTGGTGGTGGAACAATCCGCATCACGCGATCTACGACACGGGCTCCGGCTGGATTCCACAAGGCCCGCAAACGGAGTGGCTGCCGCAATCGAAGCCGATTGCATTTGCCGAATATGGGTTCCCATCTAATGATAAATGCACGAACCAGCCGAACCTCTTTTATTCCGCGGGTTCAACGGAATCCGGAACGGCCTATTGGTCAATCTGGCTCCCGGCCGATGGCGGCGGCTTTCTGCCGAAGCGCGATCAAACGCTGCAGATCTTAGCCCTTCAGGCCTTGTACGAATATTGGTTTGTGGATGGGCACAATGCCACATCCGGCGCCGGCGTCCAAATGATCCAGCCGGAATTTTGCTCGGTTTGGAACTGGGACGCAAGACCATTTCCGGTCTTCCCGCAGCTCTCGAATGTGTGGGGCGATACGGGCAGCTGGGAGGCGGGCAACTGGCTCAATGGCAAGGGGCCCCTCATCATGCCGCCCGTGCCCGATCCGCCTCCAGAGGTTCCCATGCCCTTTGTGTTTCCAAGTCTCCCCGGCCGCGGCTGGTCCGTCCATAAGCGCCCGTCTTATTCGACGCGCGTTGCCTCTCACGTCTCCGGGCGCGAGGTGCGCGCCTCGCTTTACGCTCAGGGGCTTTATGAATTCGAACTCACCATTGAGGGGCTTGACTCAAACGGAGTCTTTCCAGGTCTTGCCGTCAATTCGCTGCAGGAAATAATGGGCCTTTACATTCAGTGCCAGGGGCAGCTCGGGACGTTCCTTTATGTCGATCCATCAGACAATACGGCTGCAGGTGCCTATGCCGGAGTTCAAAATGCGAGCGGAACGGCTACGGCCTTTACCTTGCAACGCTCACTTGCCTATAGTTCAGAGCCCATCTCATGGGTGACTGGGATCTCGCAGATCTATGTCAATGGTTTGGCAGTGCTGCAATATAAGCTCCAAGAAGACAGCACCAATAACGCTCATTACTGCGCCGCGACAGACGGGAAAATGCTCTCCGCTGGAGCTCTTTTCACGGTCGCTTGCTACGTGAAGGCTGCTGAACGCGCGCAGTGCCAATTGCAACTCTATGATGGCTCTCTCTTCCATATTTGTGACTTTGATCTTATAGCCGCAACTGCAGTTCCTGGCTCTGGGATCACGGCCGCATCGATCGCGCACAATTCGAACGGCTCATATCTGATCTCGGCGTCCTGCCCCATCGCGGCCGCAACAACGCCGCTCGCGCGGCTCTATCTCGAAAGTTCCGGCTCGACCATCTACACAGGAACGGCCGGACAGGGGATCTATTTCTCTAGCCTTATGTATTCTTGCGCCAACGTGGCGGCGGCGTTCTTTCCAACCATAATCGCCTCCGGCTCGCATGCAACGCTTGCCGGGCCGAATTGGACTGTAATGCAACCAAACACGCTCATCTTCGCGAGCGCGCCCGCGGCCAACGCCAATCTCACCTGGGACGGCACCTATGCTTTCAATTGCCGCTTCCTTGATGATCAAGAGGACTTCGAGGAGTTCATGAACGGGCTGTGGCAGGTGCAATCATTGAAATTCAGGAGCGTGAAACCGTGACACCGCTTGACCTTCTAGCCTGCTTTGCGTGCTTACTGCCGCCGCCTCTTGCGATCAATTATGCGGGTGCGCTTATTACCATTCCGCGCCTCATCAACGAGCTTTTCGAGGCGCGAACATGAAAGCCATGGAATCTAACTCCGCCTTTCATCTCGCGGCCAGCCTTCTTGGCGAGCCGCTCATCCCATCAAGGCCTGCCCCAAGCGGCGTGCGCCTAGCGTGCGCGGCTCACTGGCATGAGACGGCCCCGCCGCAAACTCCTGCTGTTCAGAGGAATCGGCTGCTGCGGTTTCATGGGACCTTCAAATGAGATCCGCCCCGCCCGCTCTCGTGGCCCTTTTGAATGCCGTGCGTGCCGATCCGGACGCGCAGTTGTTCATGGCTGATTGCTACACCTTTACCCTGCGCACCGGGCTCATTCTTACCTATACCAATGCCGATGTTCCGATCACGCTCAACGGCTATGGCTACACCGCCAACTCGATCCTTATCGACGGCCTCAAGTTCAAATGCTCCACTGGAGTTGAAGTCGACCAGCAACAGATCACGATCTCGGCGCTGAGCGCCCACACCGTCGGCAGTGTTCCTTTCCTGCAAGCACTTAGAAATGGCGTATTTGACGGAGCCGAAATTCAGCGGGAGCGAGCATTCCTTAACTCTTGGGCGCCTGCTGATTGCAGCAACCCGATCGGCAGCGTGATCCTTTTTAAGGGGCGGATCGGCACCATCGACTCGATTGGGCGCACGGCCGCGCGACTCACAGTTCAATCAGATCTCATTCTGCTCGATTCGCATATGCCGCGCAACGTTTACTCGCCGTCGTGCCAGCATGTGCTCTATGATTCCGGTTGCGGGCTGGTAAGAAACGCCTTCTCATCAAACGGAACCGTCGCTGCGGGTTCGAGCAACAATTTTATTGTTTGGTCTGGCTTCTCCGGGCCGCCCAATAACTACGTCCAGGGGTCGATTTCCTTCACCTCCGGGGCTAACAACGGCGTCACCGCGAGCATCAAATACGCAACAACCTATTCGGGAAGCGGAGCTCTGGTGCTCGCTTACCCTCTTCAGAACGCGCCTGCTATCGGCGACTCTTTCGCCGCCTATTGGGGCTGCGACCACACTCAAGGCACCTGTCAGAGCCGGTTTAACAATCTGGCGAACTTCCGCGGCTTTCCCTACGTGCCAGAGCCGACGTTTACTCTGTTTTGATAATTGCCATTCGAGCGCGGATAGCGCATCAGCAAATGAGGAGAACAGCTATGGATATAAAGCATATCGCTGAAGGAGTGGAATACGATCTGACCGTCGTGGCGGCCGATGATTCTATTCATGTTGGATTTGGCGATGATGATGGCGAAGAATTCGAGTTTGAGTTCAGCATTGAGGCGGCACGCGAGTTACGCGATGCGCTCGACGCGGCGCTCAGGGCTGCGCGCTGACTAACTCCGCCGGCCCGCTCTAAAATTGAGGCGCACGAACTCCGCTCCATTTTTCACCGCGCGCCACTTTCTTATCTGTGAAAAATACTTCCAGCAGTAAAAATGAGCACTTCCGAGCAAGTCCAGCGCGCTGCAGCCGTTGCAGAAGCACAAAGCTGGATTGGTACGCCATATCATCCTCAGGGCGATATAAAGGGAGCCGGTGTCGATTGCGGCATGTTGCTTGTCCGTGTCTTTGTCGATTGCGGCCTTTGCGAGCCGTTCGACCCGCGCCCCTATGCGCAAGATTGGATGATGCACAGATCGGAGGAGAAATATTTGGGTTTCGTCTTTGACCGGGCTGAGGAAATCTCCTTTGAAGAGGCGCGCCCCGGCGATGTGATGCTCTTCCGCTACGGCCGGTGCTATTCACACGGCGGCATCGTCACGGCATCAAAGCCCCTCGCCATTGTCCACGCCTTTCAGCCTGCCCGCGCGGTCATCGAGGAAGAAGTTGCGGCCAATCTTACGCTTTCCAATCCTTTGCGCAGGCCGCGCGTTTTCAGCTATTGGGCAAGGAGCCTTTGATGGGTCTTCTCCGCCAGCATCAGAATAAAGGGCAGATCCCTTATTACACCGGGCTGCAGATCCAAACCTCGTCCCGGAACGTGCCGATTTCGATTGTTTGGGGCGCCAATAAGATCGCCCCGAACTGCATCTGGACGGGCGGCTTTTACGGCTATTGGGGCTATCCAGAAGGTCAGGGACATGGAAAGGGCCTCGGGGGCGGCAATAATCAAGGTCGGCAAGCTTGGCAGTATTACACCTCTTGGATCATGGGCCTCTGCGAGGGCCCGATCCAAGGGCTCGGAACCATCTGGACCGGACAGAGTGCAACGAACCAATGGGGCGCGGACATTTGGGCCTTTTACGACGGCTCGCAAACGCAGACGCCGTGGGGAGTTCTGCAAACCTACTTCCCCAGCCAGGCGCTCTCCTATCATGGCCTCGCCTACATCACTTCTTATAACTATTATCTTGGAACGAGCGCGAACCTCCCGCAATTTTCGATGGAGGTGTTTGGCCTGCTCTTCGGATCATCAGGCATCAATGGCGGCGATGCCGACCCGGCGCAGCTCATTCAGGATTTTCTGACGAACCCGCAATATGGCGTCGGCTTCCCGCCGGCCTCAATTGACGCGACAACGCTCTTCTCGCCCGCTTCAGGCCCGGACAGTTCCTATCAAGGTTATTGCCGCGCAGCCTATCTCGCGCTCTCCCCGGCTCTTACAAACCAGGAGCCCGCGAACGCGATCCTCGCCCGCTGGCTCAAGCTGACGAACACGGCGGCAGTTTGGTCAGGCGGCAAGCTCAAGTTCGTTCCGTATGCCGATAGCATCATTGGGCCGACGCCGAATAAATTTTTCCCATCGGGCGTCACCTTTACGCCAAACGTCACGCCGGTTTATTCACTTACGGACGAGGATTTCATTCACGAGGACGGCAAAGACCCGGTGGAAGTCGAACGCTCGGACCCGTTCGCGAGCTATAACTGGCAGAGAATCCAGATCAATATGCGTATCGCTTCATGGCTTCCGTTGAATGTCAACGAGCCTTGGGTGCTTTGGCAGCGGGAAAACTCCTATGAGCCGTGGCCCATTGATGTTTGGGACCAAAATGCCATCGAAACTTACGGGCTTCGCATGGCCCCAGACATTACTTCTAACGAGATTTGCGACCCGACTGTTGGTCAGATCGCGGCACAAACAATTTTGCAGCGCGGCCTCTATATCCGCAACCACTACAAATTTAAGCTCTCATTCGAATACTGCCTGCTGGAGCCGATGGATCTTGTGAACATCACGGACTCGGCTCTTGGGCTCAATAATGTGACCGTTCGAATCACCGAAATCGAGGAGGGCGAGGATGGTCTCCTTTCGATCACGGCCGAGGAGTTTCCGGCGGGCGTATCAACGCCCGTTAAATACCAGCTTCAGAACTGGGGCGGGAACTCAACCGATCAGAACGTTATTCCGTCCCGCGTTAATCCGCCGGTCATCTTTGAGCCCCCTGCCACCCTTACGGGAGGCATTCCAAAGGTCTTTATTGCCGCTTCGGCCGGCGTAGCTCCTGTCTATACGCTCACTGAAACCGCTACGTCAGGACAGCACTACACGGCGCAAGGAGCGGTTGCTTCGCAACAGGCAGGAACGCAAATTACCTTTGCGGTCTATGCCAAGGCGGGCGCGCGCACGGCGGCCAGGCTCAGTTTTTATCTCGGCACCGGCGGCGCGGTAGGATGTGATTTCGACCTTTCGGCGGGAACTTCTGGGGCGCCCGATACGATCGCGAGCGGTTCGATGTCGACGGGAATCTACGACGCCGGAAACGGCTGGTTCCAGATCGTTATCTCCGCCCCCATGCAGGCCGCCGGGACGCCAACGCTCTATATTTCGCTTGAAAACCCGTTTGGAACGCAGACCTATACCGGCGTTGCCGGGGACGGTATTTATCTCTGGGGCGCGCAATATGCCGCCGGCAATGAAATTCTGACGTTCCTGCCGGCCTTCTCCCTTGTCACAGGCGCGTCAATTGCCACGAGCGGCGCCGCGACTCCAGGGGGACAGAGCGGGGTTGCCGATCCGAATTGGGGCGGCGCTAATGTGTGGCTCTCGACCGATGGCAGCGCCTATCAAATGGTTGGGGTCATCGCGGGCCCTTCTCGCCAAGGCGTGCTCACTGCGGCCATGGGCAATTCCGGCGTCGTGCCCGATACGGCCGACACATGCACGGTCAGCCTGCAAGAAAGCGGCGGGACTCTTCAAAGCGGAACGGCAATAGACGCGCAAAACGGCGTCACGCTTTGCTATGCCGATGGAGAGCTGTTCTCTTACGAGACGGCGGCGCTCCAAGCCTCTCCGCCGAACACCTATCGGCTTTCGACACTTTATCGCGGGCTTTACGGCACGCAGCCAGCCTCTCATGCCTCGGGCACGCCCTTCGTCCGCGTCGATAACTCTGTTTTCCAATACTCATTGCCGTCAGGATATGTCGGCGTGACCCTCTATGTGAAATTGCAGAGCTTCAACATATTTGGACGCGCGGTTGAGGATCTCGCTGAATGCCAAGTTTATACTTACACGCCAACAGGTGGAGGATCGCCGCTGGGCCCGGTCTCACAGGCGCTTGCGCTCAACCAAAACCTCGATTTAGGGACGGTCTCGGCGTCCGTTTCCGAGGCCGACCAATGGGGCGCAGTGAGCGACGGGTTTATTCTGGCAACGATTGATCTAGGCACGGTGCATTAATGGCTGTCCAAGTTCAGATGCGGCGCGACACCGCCGCCAACATATTGGGAAAACACGGCGCCCAGGGCGAGCTTTGGGTCGATACCACCAACAATCGCGTGATCGTCAATGACGGCGTAACTCCTAACGGATTTCCGGCGGCAAAACTCTCCGAGGTTCCGGTCGCGCCCAGTGCCAATGGCGCGACGGCATCGTTGCAATGGGTCGAGCAGCTCATCACATGTTCGGGGACAACAACGAACATTCCGCTTGCCGGAACTTACATTATCTTTGCTGTTGCCTTGCGCGTTGTGACGGCCATCACCGGCTGCGCATCGATCACCGTCAACGATAGCCAGAACGGCAACGGCCACTGGGGATCTGGCATAGGGGTCTCTACCGGCACGACGAATATGGGAGTCGCCTCTCCCGGTGCTTACTACGATGGCGTGACGACGCTTGCTCTTGCGGCCATTGGCGGCGGCGCAAGCTTTAGCGGCGGCACTGTGCGCGTATCAGTCTTAGCAATGGCGATCACGCCGCCAGCGTCTTAAGCGCAAAAGCCAGCCCGTTTCTTATAAGGCCGCCGTCCGGCGGCCTTTTTATTGCCAAAAGAGGGATTATGCCAGCAAGACTCATGCTGCCGCCGGACGACGGAAGCAGGAACTCCGTTACCGTCAATGGCCGCACTTATTTCAGTACGCCGGGAACGAGCGTTACTGTCCCGTCATTTGATCAACCGGCGTTGCAAGCCAACGGCTGGTATTTCGCCGGGATCGCGCCGACTCCTACAAACGGGCTTGCTCCAGCGCTCAACGCCGTCCAAGGGCTGCCGACGGCTTTGGCCAATGGAGGGTGGCAGATTTTAGGCGACAAGCCGTGCTGCCAGGACATGGCGACGCCCATCACTTTGTCCACCTTCAAGCCCGGCGCGCCCCCCTACACCGTGCGCTGGCGCGTACGGGCGATGTTTCCCGCGTCACATATTGTGCTTGTCTTCGGAAACTGGGGCGATCAGCCCACGGGGGTGTTGGGTAAACCCGGCCGCCACCGCGTTCGCGTCTACGCTGCTTTGCAAAAAATGGGGGCTGGCGGTTACACGGATGCAACCGGCGATCAAGTACCCGTCACCTTCGGCGGCAACCGTTTCGGCGAAATTCCGCAGAACGGGCCGCTTTTCTCTGACCCTGTTCCCTTTGAAGTGGCGGACAACGAGGTCTTCTTTATTAACCATGCCCGTTTCACTGCTGGCCCGAACTGCCAGGTGAATGTCCACACCGGGGTGGTTGGCGGCACGGGCGCCGGGGGCCTTAATAATGGCGAGGGATGGATAGCCGGCAACTATGTCGATAGCCCCGCTTCGATTACGCAGACTGCTGATCAATGGAACTATTCAGGAGGCCCAGCCGCCGTCCTCGGTTTTTCACCGCAGCCGCAAGCCACCGTGGCTTTAGTCGGCGATTCCATCTGCGTTGGCCTGAATGATGGCGGCATCGAATATTCGCGAGGCGGCTATCTTTACCGGCTCATGCGCAATTATACGGTGCAAACGCTCAACTCAACTATCGAGCGCAACACGATCGCGAATTTTCCTTTCGTGCACTGTGCCCAGGGCGGCATTCTAGCCTCACAATTTGCAAACCGCCTTAGCTCCTGGAAATCGATGAAGATCGCCGAAATGGCGACTACCGTAATCTTTGAGTATGGCACGAACGATATTTATAGCGGAACCTCGCTCGCAACGCTCCAGTCGAACCTGATAACCATTGCGAGTTGGTTCATCTCGCGGGCAAAAAAGTTCATTGTCTGCACAATCCTGCCGCGCACAGCGAGTTCCGACGGCTGGCAAACGGTCTCCGGGCAGAGCTTCCAGAATGCGTCTTTTGAGGCGGTCCGGCAACACTACAATTCCTGGCTCAGAGATCCGTCCGCGAATGGTTTTGTCGCTCAGGCGGGAGGGTACAACGTTGCCGATATTTTCGATGCTGCGGCGGCTGTAGAGGTCAACTCCTCTGGAACTCCCTCGCTTAATGGGGGCTTTTGGCCGGCGGCCCTACCGGGGCCGAGTTTCACAGGCTCTGTGACGGGCGCGCCCTCGACGGGAGCTTTCACAGATACCACTATCACGGGCACGGACACCTATCGCGGTTACACCGCCCGATTTACCTCAGGATCGCAGATCAACAGGGTTGCGAATATTGCGTATCACACCTCGGCTGGCGCTGTAACTTTGGTCGATGCGCTGCCCGGCGCGCCATCGGTTGGCGATACCTATGTGATCTGTAACTGCTACACTGGCAACGATGGCACGCATCCATCGGCGCTCGGGCACATGACGATCGCCAATTATCTCAACACGCCCGCCAATCTCGCCAAGATCATTTAGGAGCCGTATCCATGCATATGCTCTGGCTTGCCGATAACACGGTTCCGGCTGGCAATCAGATCGCCAATACCTCGGTCGAGACTGGCTTTGCTTCGATTGTACCTATTCTTTGGGCAAACACGGACTCAGGCCCGAATGCGGGGAGGAGCTTCAAGATCGAAGCCTATGGCACGCTCTCGACGGCAGCATCAACTCCAGGAACTATCAGCTTTAAATTCAAACTCGGCTCGGCCGTGCTGCATGCAACGGTTCCTGCAATTCAGCTTCCGGCTGGCGTTGCTAATGCAGGTTGGACGATTAAAGGCTATCTGCAGATTGCTACGACAGGAACATCTGTTTCTGGCGTGACGAATGCTGCGACCCCAAGCGGCACGACATTGAATTTTGCCTCCACCCCGGCTGGTGTGGTTGCCGGTATGCTTGTCAAAGATTCGACTGCGCCAAGCGTTATTCCTGCTGGTACCACAGTGACATCGACGACTTCAACTACGGTGACACTTTCCCAAGCGGTAAGCGGAACTGGAGCCGGTGTCGGCGATACGATTGTGTTTTCGTCGGGCAAGGTGATGTTCCAAGCTGAGGGTTTCATTAACAAGGCCGAGACCGGCGCGAATCAGGGTACACCGATCATGTTCGACCTCATTAATCCCGGGACTGGGATAGCGGGAATGATCGGGGTCAACACACAAAGCGCAGCCAATCTTTCTATGGCCGCGCAATTCAGCGTGGCTTCCGCAGCCAACGTCGTAACCCTCACCCAGCTCGTTTGCGAAGAGATCGGCTGAGCGGCGGGGCCAAGCGGACTTCCATAACAAGTAACGATTTGGGGCGAGCATGACAGAACGCCAGATGCGCGCCTTCCGGGAATTTGTAGCCGCAGGCTACTCAAAGGAAGGCGCTGCCGCTCTTGTGGGCAATGCGAGTCAGGAGAGTGGGGTTAATCTCGTCTCTGGCTACCAAGCCAGGACCGACCACGGGAGCCAGGGGATCTTTCAATGGCGCCTAGACCGCTTGGATAATCTTATTCGCTTCTGTGCGGAGCGTTCCCTTCACTCGGGAACATTAGCAGCCCAAGTTAAGTTCGCAATTTACGAGCTTGTCAAAGACTACCCGCAACTCGATGCGGAGCTGCGCCGGGGTGGTGATCTTCCGGAGCTGACGGCTGCTGTTTGCTGGCAATACGAGCGCCCAGCGAGGAGCTCGGCAGCGCTCGATCGCCGGATCAAATACGCCCGGCAAATACTTTCGGGCGCAAAGCTTCAGATCAACGCCAAGGCAGGTTCAGTGGTTGCCGCCACCAGCGCAGCCGGCAGTGTGCTGAGCTATCTTCAACAAGGCCCAGGCGTTGGCACGCTCTTGTTTGTAATCGCAGCAGTTGTGATTGGGACGGTTGTAGCTGCCGCAACGCGGCCACGCCCAGAGGCAACCAAAGAGGAGCCTCTCCAACATCCTTCACCCTCTCTCCTTGAACAACTCAAGAGCGATCTCGAGGATCTGAAGCGGGCGCAGGAACGTGTGGACACAACAGCGGCCGCAATCCGGGCCAAGGCCAAAGAGTTCGAAAATGCGCTGAGCCTCGTTCCAGTGCGCTTCCTGGAAGAGTCACAGCCGATTGTCACCCAACTGAAAGGATAAGTCTCATGTGGCAGAATATCTTATTGAACTGGAAGACGAGCGCCTCAGGATTTGCAGCCGTGTTAACGGCACTTGCCGATGTGCTCCATGCTTTGAGCGCCGGACAGCTGCCTAACTTCGAAGCCGATATTCCAGCGATCGTCAGCGGGATTGGCCTGATTGTGGCAAAGGATTCGAACGTCAGCGGAAGAGCGGCAAGATGACTGTTGGCGAGCTGCAGGAGAGCCTGCAAGAGCTAACCGGCGCGGCCAGCGCGATCCTCTTGAAACTCGCAACCGGCGGCTATGATCCGCAAATTGAGATCGCCGGATCGATGCTCCAAGATCTTACTGCCGCCATTCCACAAGCTGCTGGGATCGAAAGAGCGGTTGCGATTTTTCTGGCAATTAACAAAGCCACAGCCCCCGTCTCTGCTGTTCCCGACGGCAGAGGCGGATTCGTACCGTCAACCAACAGCAGAATTGACCCGAGGACGGGGAAGTTCCTGCCGAAGGGCTAATCGTTATGGAGTTATGGCCCTTCACCCGGATTATTTCGACTCTCGACCTCCTTGTCGACGAACAGGAAAAGATCATGGCGACCATTACCGATCTGGCAGCCGCTTTGAATGAATTTAAGCGTGCCCAGGAAACCATTCTTGCGGATTTTAGAACCGCTCAGGCCGCAGCTGCGAACGCAGCGAAGGCACAAGCCGAAGCCGATGCGCGGTCTCTCGATGCAGCACTGGAGGAAATCGCTCAACTCAAGGCCAGGCTGGCTTCCGCGTTTGCTGACGCCGCCACTCCGGCTCCTTAGATTTGAGGTCTGGTGCTCGTCGCGCTAGACGCCTTGCGCTCGTGATCCGATTAGAAATTTTCGCACCTCCGCAAAAGCCGTCCGGGCGGGAGGCATCTGTTGTGGTTGTAATTCTGCCCGTTTGGGACTGTGTCGATGTCAATTGATAATCATGATTTTTGGATTACCGCTGGGACCTCTGTTGGCCTTGGAGGGATTTTCGGATCGATCAGCACGATTGTCGTCACTTTGCTCCGTCATCGAGGATCTATGGCGTCGCTGATCGATGCCCGTATACGGATTCTGATTGAGAGCTATGAGAAAAGAATCGCTGCTATGCAAGACGAGATCGTGAAACTCGAGGAAAAGGTCGATGCGCTAACCGCTGCCCTCGAGGATGCAAGGACCCGGCGCGGAATGGGCCTGTGAATGCCCCCAAGCCGTTGGCCGCGAACGGTCGATTCCGGCTTGCAAGCCGGATCAGCCGACGGCATACAGGGTAATAATACCTGACATGATTATTATCCCTGGGACCTCCGGCGCCATTGACCGTATCTGACCACTCCTTTGATTTCTGCCGCCCATTCGATGGGCACTCCCCGGATCGGCGCAGCATTGTGTGCCTCGAGGTCGAATGTTCCGTTCACGGCGCCCCGTTGGACGCGCCTCAAATAGCGCTTGCCGCCGACGATTCTGACCGCAGCCTCCGATCCTATGATCTCATCCGCGATGGCCGCTTGCTGCCAGCAGATGATGACGTCACCCGAATCATAGCGCGGCCACATACTATCGCCCTCGACCTCGAAGGCAATTGCGTCTTCCGGGATTGGAAACGGAATTTCGATCCCGTAGAGGCCATCAGGGGCGGCCTGCCCCGATTCCGGCAGGATTTCACCGCCGGCCGCAATTCTCCCCACCACTCGCACAAGATTTCCCGGGGAGGGATGTCCGGCGCCTTCCAGGAGCCAAGCGGCGGTCGTCTTTAGGACCGGCGCGAGCGCTGTCAGCGTCTCGGTCGTGATGCCGCGCCGGTCATGATTCTTGACGGCGCGCTTAAGATTCCGGATGGCATCGGGTTTCTTTGCAGCCAGAGAAGCGGCATGGGCCGAGAGGCCCACCGCCTTTAACCGGCTTTCGATTCGGCAGAGGACGTCATCTAGTTCCATGGCGGTAGAATAACCGTACACGGGCCGAAATGCATCAGGTAAATTTACCTTGACAGTACAGGTAATAATACCGTATGCCTCCTTCAACGCGGCATTCCCGCCGCCTGCAGTCGAAAAGGAGGAGCTACCGTGACGGTTGCCACCGAAATCCACAAATCACGCTGGACCGGAGAGCGGATTGCCCGCCTGGGTTTTCTCCTCGGGCTTGGCTGGGATGCTAAGCGCATCGCGGAAGACCCGATTATTTCCTCAACTCCAAATAACGTGCACAGGCAGGCGCAACGTTTTGGACTTGCCTTCCGGGCCGCTGCAGCGGCGATGGCCTTGCGGCTGCCGCACGATGCCGCATCTCAATTCGATCAGGCAGCCGCTAAACGCGGGTTGACCCGCGAAGCGATGATCCGCCTCCTTCTCCTCGAAGTCGCGGCCGATTCCAACCTCATCGACAATATTCTCGACGATGGCGTCTAA